CATGGCGTAATTCTTTACCTGGTTTTATTTCTTTTAAGTCTTTAACGTGCTTCAAAATTGGAGCTACGTTTTGTTTGGTGTGATAAACAAACTTGTCATCTTCTGTAGCGAACTCGCTAACAAAGTTTGTTCTGGTGTCTATTACTGTTCTTCTTGCCATCTTAAAAAAGAGGGGTGATTACTCACCCCCCTTAATTATACTTATGATGTAGATAAGTCGTATACAGCTCCATGAGCAGCTTCGTTGCTCACTTCTAAACCGAATTCAACCACTAACATTTTAGTTTCAGCATCACCAATAGTTGAGATGTCAATAGTTTCAAAATCTCTAAGATAAGAAACTTTTGCGTACTCAGGATCTAATAGTAAGGCAGTTCTAGCTCTACTTCTGTTTGAAGGAACTACTTGTAGTTCTCCAAAATCACCAGAGTAAATAGATACAGACGCTTCAATAGTGTTTGCATCTACAAACTGTCTAGCTGAACTTCTACCAGTAAAACCAGATACAACTGATTTCACGTGAGGGCCAACAACTAGTAATGAAGGCTCACCACCATTAGTGAAACAAGCCTGTTGTACAGTCTTAACAAGAGCTTCAGTAATAGCTCTTTGCGTTCCATTAGTAGTAGCTGCACCACTTCCGCCATAAACACCATTAGTACCAATAGACTTATTAGTAGTAATCCAAGTTTCTAGACCACCTGTTTGTCTAACAGTAGTAGCGTTACCAGCGTTTTTAGCATTGTTTTGAGTTAAGGCTTCTTCCATATCTCTTTTCAACGCTTTAGCCATAAGGGCTAATTGGTGTGCCATTTCACTTCTTTTGCCAGCAGCATCAGAAGCATTTTGTGAGCCAGTAACAGTAGCATCTCTGCTGCTGATTTGACACACGTTGCTTACCCTAGAAGTAGCAGTCGAAGCTGCTCTTGAAAGTTCAAAACCTTCTAGTTTCCCAGTTGCACTTGGAGTTGGCAGAGATTCTACTTGCCAATCGAATTGCACGTTTTTTACATTGTTTTTTCCAATGGCACTCATTACAGGAGTTGCTGTAGGAGAGATGTTATAAATAACATCACTTAATTGTTCTCTGTCAGCAGTCGCAGTATAAGTATCAAAGGCATTTGTGACTTTAGCCATGTTTATATACTCCTCTAGCTTTCGCTAGAAATTAAATTAATTGTTCAAATACTTTAGCTGCATCTTGGACTTTTCCAGATTTAGCTAATTTCTGTTTTGACTTTTTCAAAGGAGTTGTTTTTCTAACTTGATTGGCAGTACCAGGTCTAGCTACTCTGGCTGGTGCTTTCTGTGTTGGTTTCTTCTTTGTTGCTTTGATAGTTTTATCATGCAACCAAGAATTTCTTAAACCTAACAAAATGCGATAGTCATAAACTTGATCCATTTCTTGTGGCGTGAATCCTAAAATGTTTATGGCGTAATCCCTAATAGCTATCTTTTCAGAATTAGCTTTTTCAGAATCTTTCCATTCTGGAACTTTTTTCAATAACTCTTGATTACCAAACTCAACAAATTCTTTAACTTGTTTTTGTTGTTCAGCAAGTTCCTCATCTCTGATTCTTTGCTGTTCAGCTTGAGCTGCATCCAAGCGTTTTTGTTTTTCGTTCCAAACATCTTTTTCACGAACATAAGCAATAGGATCTTCGTCATATATAGCTTTCCAATCTGGTTCTTCACCTAACTCAGCTTTTAAATTAGCTTCAAGTTTCGGTAACAAATCCTTATAAATGTCATCCTTTTGCCTTAACTCTGCTTGTTGGCCTTCAATCTCTTTACGTTGATTAGCCAATTCTTGAGTCTTGCGTGTATAGTCTTGCTGACGACTGTAGCCGTTTTGGAGTTCTTCGAGTGTGACTTCTACTTCAACGCCATTTTCTTTAATGGTATAAAGTTGAGGTTGCTCGTCATCCAAAAGCTCTACTTGATCTTCTTGTGACTCATCTTGATCTTCTTCAAGATATTCTTCTTCTGTTTCTTCGACTTCTTCGGCAGCTTCCGCTTCCATTTCTGGTTCTTCGGTAACTTCCTCGATTTCTTCTACAGATTCTTCGACAGCTTCAACAATTTCTTCTACTGGTGCTTCTTCTTCAGGAGTCAGTAAAGTAGTAAATGCTTCTTCTGCCTGTTTTAAATTTGTTCTTAATGCAATCGGTTTTTCCGTTGTTGCCATGTTTTTACCTCATTGTGTAAATAATGTTTGAATTTTACTCTAAAAGACTAGGAAAGCTCAAGGTTTATTACCTAGTTATGCTTCTTATCTTGTCTAATTGAGTTTTCGTTATTCTGCCTTTTTCAATAATAATCCTAAGATGTTTCTCTACTTCAGGCAAAATTCTGATTGCTTTGTGTAAATCTTCTCTAAAACTGCTATCAGCTTCAGAGGAGTTTTCCCACTTTTGCATATATTCTTCTTTGAGGTTAGCAACAGCTTTTTTAAATACATCGCTATTTAAAATAACTTCTGCTTCGTTGGCTTCTAATACTTCTTTTTGTGAGGGCATAATTTATGAGATGGCTTGATAAATAATTTCTTGAAATAGAAATCCTGTTACGCCTAAAAATATAGTTAAGACAAATATCAAAGCGTTTCTAAGGGTTTTGTTGATTGAGGTAATACCATGTTCAATAGATTCTAAACGTCTGTAATTTTCTTTCCAGCGTTGTTCACAAGCAGCTTCGTGCGAACTTAAACGCTTATCTACTTCTGTTACTGTTGCTTTTGCCATTAATAACTCCAAACAGTAGGTCTTGGTCTTTCTTCTGAGTGATCTGCAATATCCAAATGAATGAATCTACTATTACCCTTTTGATTAACACCAATACCTGTAAAACCATATTCTTGTGCATGAGTTATAATTTTATATGCTTCTGTGCCACGACACAATATATCGACTGCAAGGCCTGTGGTATGTGTACCAGGCTTGGATTTTTTTGCTTCGATTGGATGCTTTGGACAACGATAGCCAGAACTAACCACAAAAGAAAAATTTAAGAAAGTTCTAAGAACTTGCAATCTATTTAGCAATTCTTCTTTAATGCCTTCCTTACCACAATGCTGACAAGCAAATTCTTCTGCTTTAAAGTTTTTATAAAGTTCCCAGTTCATCTTCAAATAGTATTTGTTCAGCCATATAGTATTCACCTACAACCATTAAGTCTTTGTTCATTTCTTTTGCTTTGCGTTCGGCTTCGGAAAAGTCATTAGCATAAACCAATGGGCCTTCAAATATCTTAACGCTCTTATCGGATAAGACTGCTGGTATTTCTGTCATAAAAACCATATCAAGGTCTTAGTACATCTTTAACATTTTCTTCTCGCATATTATTACGAGCTACACCTTTCCATTTTTCAGCAGTTCTTAAACCACCAAGACCAAGTAAAGATAAAGTTAAAGTCATTAGTCCTTCAGTATTTAAAACTGGTGGCTGTATTGATGAGCCTGAGATAACTACTATCCAATTCATCAAAGGTGCTAAAAAGTATTGCCACATCAAGGCCAATGCGCAGATCCAAAGGATTGCAGGCCTACTTCCCGAAACAAAAATACTAGGATGTTTAGCTTGTTCTAAATTAATTTCTGCTTGAGCTTTTTGCAAATCAATCATTTGTGATTTGATACTAGCTTCTAGTTCCATACGCTTAGTTTTATCAGGTATGGCTTTACCAATTAAATCACTTATTGGTTTAAAAAATTTATCAATCATTGTCTTTACCCTCCAATATCTTTTGTAGTTTCATAGCTTTTTCATGTGCTGAATCAACGTGTAAATTTTTATCAACTATTTTTTCTAGTTTTAAACTTTCTATTTTATTATTACTAATATAACGCCAAGTATAGCCATCTTTTGAATATACACCAAAGACAGTTGTCCCCATGCCAATCTTAATTATCATGGCTTGTTCGCCATCTAGTAAGACTTTATCGCCTTCGTTAAATTGTGAGTTGAGTTTGAATTTAAGACCTTTGATGAATGATACTGAATAGTCTTTAAGAGCAAGTCCGCCTAAAACGCTTGCCAAAAATAAAGATGCTTCAACATAATACTGCTCAAAGTCCACTTTTCATTTGCCAACTTTTTTCATAGCAATTTTATGTGATTGAGTAAAAGTTTTACCTTGTCGCATTAGCTTTTTCATTTCACTCATGTGTTTAACAGTATGATGTTTTTGATGTCTTTTCAAAGTATCTTTTTGTCTTTGAGTAAGTTGCTTTGTTTTTTTCATACTAATATCTTCTTTTAGAAGTTTTTTTATTTTTCTTTTTTTTACTTACTGGTCTACCTTTTTTTGAACCATAAGTTCCTTTTCCCATTGGCATAATTTACCTCTT